GTTCTGGTGAAAGATATTTAACTTCCGGCATATAAATTCCCCAATCATCTTTAAGTGTAGGGAATACTTTTTTCATATCTTCAATAAAATCAACAATATATTGAGCATATTCACCTAATGAATCATATAAATACATTAAATCCTCTACTTGAATAGATGATACATCTGTACCTTCTGATGTTAATGATGGTTTACGTGAGGGGCTATAATATGTTCCAGTTCCATCAATTTGTACTTTTTTAACTGCTTCTCTACACCATTCAAATGGATTGTCAATACCTTTAATTTCCATTAAGATGCCAAAATTGGTCATTCCATTTAAATATTTTGGATCTTTTTTAGCATGTCCATTGTAACTTACATCGCCATATGTTTCCTCTACAGCAACAAATGCTGCATTATTATTTGTACAAAATGAGCGCAATGAAACACCTTTATCGTCAAATTTTCTATATAACTTAAAGTCATATGAAATATCAATTAGATTTTGAAAGTGTTCTTGTGGTGCCTCAAATCGAACTCCAATTTGCACAGATTTAGGTTCATCTGGTAATTCATATTCGTTTGCTAATTGTTGGGCAAAGTCAATGCCTGATTTGCCTACTGCAAATATGAGTTCATCATATTTTATATTAGCTTGAAGTTCAAGGTGGGTTTGGTTTTTAAATTTAACTATATTATTTTCAAAATCAATAGCATAAACTTTAGCTCCCCATTCAAATTTAACACCTTTAGACACTAAATAATCGTACCAATTTTTAGCAATTTCAGATAAGTAATCTGTACCTACGTGCCATACAGGAAACAAACGTAAACCAAAGTATGGTTTAATAAATTCAGGTTCAGATTCAGGGTTTGAACATTGTACTTCCTCTGGTTTAGGGTGGAAACGTTTAAAATTGGTAATCACTTGATCCATCAATTCCATTGCTTTTTTCTCACCTGTGTATTTTGATAATACACCACCAATTGCTGTGTGGTATGTTAATTTTCCATCACTCCATCCTCCAGCTCCTAGCATACCTGTCATTACCTCTTCAGGTAAGCGGTTATATGGATCTTTACCCATATCAATTAAGGTAATAAATTCTCCAGGATATCCGTTATCTACTAATTTTGTTGCAGCATTTATACCTGCTACACCTGCTCCTACTATTACTATTTTTTTCATATTATTAGAAATGTTTTAATGCGTAAATATACATAAAAAAAGTGACGTCTCCAAATTTTGGGGACGCCACAGATGTCAATGTTTTTTATTTTAAAGCGACAGGCTATGAATCTGTCTATAATTTGTTATGCTACTAATTTAGTAATAAATGTTTTAATTTCATTACCTTTAACAGCACTTAAAGCTGTTTCTAATGTAGCTAAAGATAAGTTTTTAGATTGAATAGCTTGTACAGCCGTTACTCCTGAGGCTATTAAGAATGTTGCTACAATTATGTGAAAAATTCCATTTGCTACTTTTTTAGCTTTAGCTTCATCTTTAATGAATTTTTTAACAATTGATTCAATTGGAGCCAAATACAAATGGTGTAACTCATCGGCAATATGTCCTAATTTAGCCATCCATTGGTTATAAGCAGATTTTTCATCGGGTTTTTTACCTAATAGTTTATTAACCATAGTACTTGCACCTTTACCTAATTTAGCTACTAATCCCATTACTGCGGGAAGTGCAATTGCAATACTAGCAATAGTTAAAAGACCTTCATTTGTTGGTTGTTCTTTTTCTGTTGCTTTTGTTAATTCAGTGTCTAAACCTTTTATAATAGCTGACATTTCGTCTTTTACATCATCAACTACTGATTGTTCTTTATCATCTAATTCATAAAGAGATTCTATTTTTTCTTTATATTGGCTTTCAGTAATAATACCTGCGCGTTTTTGTAATAATAATGTTTCTTCAGTGATAATCATGGTTTATGTATTTTTAACTTTAATGTTTTTATTATAAATATATTAATTTTTATATTTCTTAGTAACTTTTATGTCTTTATATAGAGTTATTTTTTATAAGTAATTCACCTAATACCTCTAAACGTCCAACTTCTATTTGAAATTGACTTTGAGTCATACCTAGAGAAATACTTTTTAAAGTTTCTTCAAATTCTTTTTTAGCAGCCTCTTTATCTAATTTACCCGCTGATGCCTTTTTATAATAGGGTAATTTAACTTTATAGTGTTTGTAAGTTAGTAATGATAATCCACCTGCTTTTAAGGTAGTATCAGCTATTTTTTCAGCACCTTTTAATCTAGTGCCCGCAAAATCCTCAATGGATTGTTTTGCTTCTGTTAATAGTTGAAGTAGTTTTATCATAAAATCTTTACTTTAGACATTGTGCTAGGTGATAGGTACTTTGGAAGAAATTGTTTATATATTTTACTACGCTTTTCGTTTGTTCCTTTAATTATAATTTTATCTATTTCTTCATCATATTGATAATAGAAATCATTAATTATATCAGCCAGTGTTTGAAGAATATTTCTAGCATCTCCTTCTCCTGTCATTTGAAATGTATCTATTTTATTAAAATTTCCTGTATCTATTCCAAATGATACTTCAAATTCTCTAGCTTTTTCTTTTGAGCTGAATATAACTTTATATTTGTTTTTTTCAGTTTGGAAAGTATATTCTACATCAATTAAACTATTATCTTCATCATCATATGTTGTATCATATTCTGAAAATGAGTAAGAAATTTCTTTTAATAGGTTTATAAGTTTGATCATTTTACCAAGCTTTACAAGACCAATAACGTGCTTTCCAACGTGGTCCGGGGTTTTCACAATTGTGTCTTGCTCTAAAAGCAGCACGACGTTTTGGATTTTTAACTTTAATTACCATTCTCTTACCTTTAGCTGATTTGCCACCAAATCCAAAGTTAACTTTTACAACTTTACCTTTAGCGTTTTTAACATATACTTTAAACTTTTTACTATCACCTTGTGATGGTTTACCTAATTGAACTTTACGTCCTTGATATTCAGCTTCTGTTAATAAACCTTCTTCAAGCATAGGCATATCTAAAGGAACTAATTGACCTTCAAATATTCCATATTCACCTAAATGAGTTTCAGTAATTTTTTCTTTGTCAATACCTTCAACGTTTAAAACATTACGAGAATACAAATATCTTGCTTCAACCCATAAATCTAAATATTCTTTAGAACCATATGGTAAAGTTGTTTCAAATAGCGGTGTTTTAGTGTCTATATGGTGTTTCATACTATCAGTCATCAAAATACGCGACTGTAGATTTTCATTAAGTATAGGCGCTTTTCCGCATTTATCTCCACATCCACAACCACAATCATGTTTGCGAGATTCTAAGACTTCTTTAATGAGTTTTTTTAAATCCATGGTTATAAATATTATGATATAATATCATTATATGATAATTCAATTTTATTTCCTGTAAGTTGATCATCACTGTACAGTTTATTTTTTGGTTGGACAGTTGCTCTTAATCCTCCTGTAGATGCTCTAGTAGAATCATGTCTAATATTAAGTACAGGTTCAAGATCAAATTCTTCAACATCGGATATATTTTCTAAAATTTTAGAAACTTTTATATATAATGTATTTTCTTTTAACTCAAAATCAGATAGAGAGTAACTTCTATATATTATTGTAGCTTTATCCGAGCCAAAAATAATTTCATTTTCATCATTTGTAGGAAGATCTGTAACAATTATTCCTGATACTTTAGTTTTAGTTATTTCATTATACATTGTATTAATACCTTCTTTTTGGTTGCCTAATTTATCGGTAAAAGGTTGAAATACTAATTCAGGTGCAAAATCACCATTTGTTATTTTCTTTGATAAAGTTAATACTAAATTTTTATATCTTGTATCTGAGCTTTCCCAAAATCCAGCATTATCTTGTTTAATTGAAATTGGATAATCTTTATTAGCTTTAATAATAATATCTGCTTTTTTACCTCCGGCTACATCATAACCTACAGGGATTACTTCTTTAACATTATTAATTGTTAAATTTTTATTAGGAGCATTAAATATTATATTTATAGCACCTTCTTCAATATATTTGTTAATTTCATTTACTATGATATCTTCATTTCCAGTACCTGAGGATGCTCTACCTTGAGCTCCTGAAGGTTTTAAAAGAAAAGTAGTGTTGTTATATTTAATCCCACCAATAGAGGAACCGGGAACATTAACATCATAACTAAATCCTGGGATTTTAGTAATTTTTTCTATGTAATTATATCTTTCTGATCTTGGAACTAATAATTTATATCTAACGGATGATAATTTTATAAAATCTTCATCTGTTAAATTTAATTCTTTTTTTAAAATATCAATTCCATTTTCTGTGTCTTCTTCTTTAAGTAACTTAAAATTCTCATTTATTACTTTACTTAAAAGTGATTCTAACAAAAAAACATCCTGCTCATTATTCATGTCAGGATATCCTTTATCAAATTTATATGAATATTTTTTAAAAAACTTATCTAATATGTCCATATTATGTTGTTGTTGTTTCTTCTTCTTCAGCAGGAGCTTCTTCTGGAGTTTCTGTAGGAGCTTCAGCTGTTTCTTCAGCTGGAGTTTCACCTTCCGCAGGTGCCGGAGCTCCATATGAAAGTAATCTTGAAATAGATTCGGCGGCTTGCTCTTCTTCTCCTAAATTTAATAAATAATATTTTTTACCTTCAATCTGGGCAATCCAACTTCTTTCTGTGTAAATTAACAAAAAATCTTCATCATTGCCTAGCACAATTCTAAATGTTGTTGGACGTGGTGCAACCCATTCTATAGCTTTCATAAAGACCTCATATTGAGTAGTTAATAAATCAACAATTATGTCTTTTAATTTTGGAAATTTAGCTAACACTGGGAATTTATCAGCATCAAGAGTAATCTCTCCTCCATTATTTGAATCAATAGATTTAGATTTGTATGTTTGTTGGACAAGAGATTTAATTTTATCTCTTAATTCACTTTTTTTCATTTTGTTTTTTAATTAGTAACGTTCTTTTTGTACCAATTTCTTAATTTTTTTTCAGTGCTTTTAGATAAAGAACTAGTTTCATCTGTAAGTGAATCAGTTATTTTTCTTATAAAGTCATTTTCTGAATTAGAAATATCAAGGATATCTTTTAAGGTATCGTATATATCAGCACCTTGTATTTTTTGTGGTTTTCCTTCATATTCCCCATCAAGTTCTCCTGGGGAGTTTTGTCTAATGTCTTCACTTACACTTTTTAACAATTCAAATACCACTTTATACTCATCTAAAAACACCTTAGTATCTACATAACAAACGCCAAGTTCAACTTCTCCATTTGTAACATCAAATATAGTTAAAAAGGTAACATTAACATCTTGACCCTTTAAATTTGCAGGTGCATTATAGTCGTTATTGTAGTACTGTGATTGGTGAATTTCATATTTAGGCTTATTAGGCATATTACCATTTGGTGTAACTACAAAGTACTGCGAATGAACAAACATTGTATAGCCATTATACATCTTTATTCTAGCCTCAGCCTCTTTGCATGTCTTAGCAGATTTAGGCATAAGCTTAGCAAATAAAGCGGGATCAATCTTAGGACGACCACTTCCCGGTGTAATATATCGAAAATCATTTACAGTATACTCTTTTAATTGTTTAGCTCTTTTTTCAGTTATATATGGTTTAATTATTTTTCCAGCTATTTCTATGTCACCTAGATTTAGAGCTTTTCTAGCTTGCTTAATATTATTTTGATCATCCTCATCTTGATTTTCAGGATTTTTAAGAGCTTTAGCAATTTTAGATGCTAAAATATCAATACTTATATCACTATCCGAAGAATAATCAGAATAACTTGAACCCCTATTCATATTATTTCTTCCAGTAAACATATTTTCATCTACGGAGGAAATAGCTGTATTTAGGGTTTTGGTTTGATTTAATGTTGCTAGATATTTTTCAATTTTTCCCTTTAATTCTGGGTCTTTATCAAGTTTTTCCTTAGGAAATAATTTATTAATATCATTAATAACATCATCAATTTCTTTTCCAAAAGTTTTTACTTTTTGACCTAATTTAGCCATATTAGCTGTATTAGATACACTCTTAAACTGAGATGAATCTCCTTTAACAGCAGATCCTATATTTTTAGCAGCTTGACCAACACCAGCAACAGCTCCTTTTACACTAGCTTTCATTCTATCTAAAAAACCTTCAGTTACATTAAAATGATCTTGAGCAGATTTTATTGATGATTTTAAATACTTTTCTGTACCTTGTGTAGATGTTGAATTTAAGGCTTGTGTTAAAGCTTCAATATCATCTGTGCCATCTAAATTAAAAGACATTAAATTAGTTTTAGGAACTCTAAAAAAATCGGATAATTGTAAAGTGATATATTCTTTAGGGGTTTTAACATAATCATAAGCGGATTCCATCATAGGAGGTTTTTTACCTGTTAATTTACCTACAACAGCATCAATCGCTGGTTCTTTTAATTCAAAATCAAGGTAATGTTTTGCTTTAACCATTTTAGTAGATGCATCTGTAATCATTGCTTGCCACCAAGATGGGAAATCAATTTCTTGTCCTGTTTCTTCTAATTTTTCAGCCATAGCATATAATTCCATAGCATATTTTCCAATACGATATAAATCACCTTTAATCATATGTGGTTCGTTATCTTCGTGACCTAAGTCAATATCTTCTTTCATCTGGGCTTTATCTAACCTTTTAATGTCTTGTAAATGGTTTAGTCTTTTAGCTTCTTTTTCTGCTCTTTCTTTAGTAGCAAAATCAGTTACTATTTCATCCCCTAACCATACTTGATAAGTATCATTTGATTTTGAATATTTAACTTTATGGTCTAAATCCATATCTGCTTCATTCATTTTACTTTTTGCTTTTTGAATAGCAATATCACGTTTAGCTAAATAATCTTTAGAATCAATTTTACCATCTCCAGTAACATCTTCTTTTTTACCTTCTTCAAATTTCATAGAATTATCTGAATTTTTGTTATTATTCCAAAATTCTTCAGCTTCTTTTTTTGAACTAAAATGATGTTTAAATGTCTTATTTTTATTTTTATAGACAAGAACCCAAAGATTACCCTCTTGGGTAATTTTATGATCTTTATCTTGAGTTACTTCATCTTCTTTCATTAAAGATTTTTTTACAAGTTCTTTAATGCGGTTTTTATTTTCTGATTCTGCCATTTTTTTAGCTATATTAGTTGCTCGTCCATACATAACAGCTTCGGCATCTTTGCCATAGCGTTTAACAAGTGAAGACTTATTTTTTTTTAAATCCTTAATTACTTTTTCTCTTACTTCTAATTCAGATTTAGTAAGTTTTTTTTCAGTTATATTATTTTTTATCTTCATTAATTGACGCTTTTCTATATTCGGTAATCAATTTTTTGATTTCACCTAATGCTTTACGAGCGCGGCCGTGAGCAGCTTTTGATTTTCCAGCATGTTCTGCTTTAAATGATTCGTAAAGTGCTTCAATTTTTTCTAAAATTTCTATTGTGTTCATATTTTTATTATTTATTTATTTTTATTTAATTCGTTGCCACATTGGGAAAACTACTTCTTTAATTTTCATAGATGAATCTTTATCATCTTTCATGTCTTTTTCTAATGCATTGATGTGAGCTGCATCATCTGATTCGGCAGCACCATAATATTCTTTTTTACCTTCTTCCATTTCTTCACCTTCAGCTACAGCACCTTTATCAACTACGTGTGTACGTGTAAAGAATGTAATTGTATTACCAATTTGATCTGTTAATTTAGCATCTCCTAATGTTTGAGCAGCTGCTTGAGCTTGTGTTAAAGCATCTTGTACTGCTTTTACGTTAGGATCAACTTGGTCAGTTGTTGTTGTATCTGTTACTTCAACATCTTCAGTTCCTTCAGGAGTTTCAACTTCTGCGTCTGCTGTTTCAGTATCTGTTGTTTCCGTATCTGTTTCTTCGTCTTTATCTGCTTCTGCTAAAATAGCAGCAACTTCAGCTAAGAAATCAACTTCATCTTCTGGAGCATCCTCCATGTTATTAGATTCCATTTCTGATAAAACCATTTCTTTGATTTTTTCTTTTAATTCTGATTTTTTCATTTTTGTTTTTGGTTTTTCGGTTTCATCCAACATTGAAATGTTACCGTATACTGGTCTTTCACGGAGAGCGACGTTTATAATATCTCCATTTTTTGCAATAAGATAACTACCACCATCATACTCTTCACCATCTAAATCTAAATCAAATGAAGGACCATCCGGTGAATTTAAAGTTACTGTAAATCTTTGTCCTTCTTTATTAGACATATATTCTGCAAATTTTTTAGCAATATATCTTGTTTTTAGAGTTGGAAAATTTATATCTACATTTGGAAATCCAAATATTTCTTCGTCAATGGGTGTTTCTTTTTTACCTTCATCTATATCAAGATTAGGATCATAATCTGAGGAAGTAACATTATATGGCTCCTTTTCGCTAGTTGAAGGTTCAACATAAAAGGATGAATCGGGGTAGGTTCTAGATAAATTATTCGCTCTATCTTGAGCTTCTTCTTCAGTGTCATAAACACCTTCATGTCCTATTTCACCATAACCCATATCTTCTAATACATGGTAATACATTTTTCCTTCATTTAATTTTTTAGACTTAATTGTAAATTTAGTATACTTATCTAAATCAGTAGCATCCGTTATTTTATGTCCTTTTCCAGATTCATCAATACCATATACATCTCCATCTTTTTTAGTTAAATGTGATTTTGCTCGTGCTTTATTAATATAGTTTCCATAAGGTGTAGAATCAGCAGAAGCTTCTTGCAAATATTCATCATCATCATCTTCATCATCATCATCTTCAAGATTATAATCCTCTTCTTCAGGTTCTTGATACCAAGATTGATTAGGATCATTTTCAGGTTCTTCAGTAAAATCATGAGATTTCCAATTAAAATTTGGATTAACTACTAAAGCCGGATATAATACTTCACCTGACTCTGTGGATTCTTTATCAAAAGCTAAATTAATGCCTCGACTTCTATCACCTGTTCCACCATTCATTTGGTCTAATAATTCATAGTAATCTTTATTACCGAATACACCATATCCTTCATAATTTTTTTCTAACCATTTCATGCCTTTGTTATCAAACATATAAACAAAAGGAAGAGTATTTTCATTTTCCGATCCAATTTGTTGGTTTGTATCTTGAGTAATCCAAGAGAATTGACCCTCGGTTAATGAACTAAAGAATGTAGCTTTATTTTCTAATATAGCTTTTTTAAGGTTAAATTTTGTCATTTTTTAAATATATGATTATAAATATATTAATTTTTATTATATGTACCTTTTTTGTATTTTGCTTTTTTTGTATTTGATACAAATTGTTTTCCTTTACGAGAAGCCGATGCTTTTTTACGTGAAGTTTTAGCACGTTCAGCTTTAGATAATGATTGAGCTTTTTTACGAGGTAAGCAACGAGTTGTAGCATCCCCTTTTTTCATCGTTCCACAAGGGCCAGTAATATTACCTTGAGTATCAATACGCACCCAGTCTTCTTTTTTAAACCAATCGCGTAATGATTCAGATACTAATTCTTGTAAACGATTACTATCCATTATTTTTTCTTTTTCTTACCTGACATTTGGCCTTTACATACTTTAACGGCGCGACCTGAAAGATAGGCTGAGGATTTTTCACCAGCTGCTTGTCTTCTTTTAATATAGGCTTTACCTGCAGGACAAAGTTCTTCATTAATTTTATCTAATGCTTTAGCAATTTTTTCCTCTAATGGTTTATATCCTGATCCATAAGGTGATGATTTTCCATTATGATTAGGAGCAACATTTTCATCTAAATCTTTATAATCAACATATACACGTTGAAAAGCATTAAAATTATCAACGGGTTCATCATATAATTTGATTGTTTCATTATCTGTGTTAATACGAATTTCACCTTGTTGTTTGTAATCTAAATCTAATACTAGGGTAGCATAATTCATTCCAACAGCAGTTCCACCAGCAATACGAGCACCTACTTTTTCAGCCCAACCTGCTACTTTGTTTACTAAAGAAGAAACACCTTTTCTTTTAGCAAAATCTCTAATGTTTGAAGGAACATTTGCTTCGGTTAATTCTTTTTCGGGAGTATCTTCAGCAGCCCCTACAATCTCTTCGTAGTCTTCCATAGATAAAATACCTCTTTCTTTACCTAATAAATTTGATTTTTCAGTAACATCATGTAAATCCATGTCTTGAGAAGCATCTTCTCTTGAATATTCTAACATACGAAGAAATAAAGGAATGTCCATTGTAATAGTATCTACTTTATCTTCTTCTTTAGCTTCATTCATGGATGATTTTACATCTTCGGGATAAACAAACATTTTGTATTTTAATTTTTTATCTAAAAGTTCTATATCATATCCAAACACATCTTCCATTACATCACTATACATTGACCTACCACTTTTACTTACTTTTATAATTTCCCATTTGTTATCTACAATTCCATTTCTTATTTCGTAAGGTAAATTTTCGGGGATAGTTTTTAATTCAACAACATCACCAATTTTAAAATATGAAATTTTAGCTTCATTTATTGGACTTTCGAAGTGCGCGTTATTAAAGAAATCAAAAATCCACTCAGCCATTTCTATTGTAAACTTTGATTCACCAATCATATTAATTAATTGGTTAACTTTAGCTATAGCTTTTGGGTATTTTTGTAATTTTATATTAATAAATTCTTTACCTGATTTAAACCCATTTGCTTCATTCATTAATGGTTCAATATAATCTAAAGCAAGTAATGCTTCTTTTTTAGTTTGAATAGTTTTACCTGATTTTTTCTCAGCCATTGCTATTAAATCTATTAATGCTTTTTTATATTCTGGTCCTGCTTTTTTATCATTCATAACTTTTAAAAGTTTATCTACTTCAGGGTTTGATTTAGATTCATTTAAAGAAGCTACTTCTCTTTTTAATATATTAATTGGAAATTCAATTGCTATAGATACATAACTATCTTTAGTTTTTCCAACAGGTGCTGCTAAAACTCCTCCATTACTTGTAAGTTTAACAACTTTCCAGGTTTCACCATCTTTTAAATTTAAAACAGTACCAACTTTAATATTTTCAAACGAAAAATCTTCACCTTCCTTCATCATCGCTGCTCGTCTTTCGATCTCATCTTTAGACATATACACATTGGTTTCGGAATCTCCTTGACCTGATAATTTAGCAATTGCTTGATCAATTTTATTTAATTCACGCCCATATCTATCAGCAATAGGGCCACCTTCTGGTTCTGCTTCTTGCTCCATGTCTCTTAGTAATTGATCTTTTTCTTTTTGAAGAAAATCAATTTTTGAAGCATTTTTAATTGCTTTATAGTCTGGGTTGATTGTTTTTGTTGGTTTTAGAGGGGTAGATTGTGGTTGAGAATTTAATTTTTCTCTATCATATTTTGCTGCTCTAAATTTTATAAGCATTGGATCATTAATATCCATTTCTTCAGGTAGTGACATTAATTTTTTCGTAGCAGTAAGACCTCCTTTTTCATTTGGATTAACTTCCCAATTTTTTTCTTTGAATTTTTTTATTAATTTAATTTTAGTAGGTTCGTCTAATTTTTGAAAAATTTCAATCTTATCTTCCTTTGGTTTACGAGTACGTTTATAAGGAATACCTCCAACAATATGTGAAATTTTAGCTTCATCTAATGAAGGAGAATCTATCTTAATAAAATCATCAGATACAGCAAATACTTCTACTTTACCATTTTCTAAATCACTTACATCAATATCTTCAAGATCGTATTTTACTTTTAATTTTTTAGCAACAGCATTACCCATTGCTAATGCTTTAGCAGCACCTTCTTCTTTATCTTGACCCAACATAGTTTTAGAACCTAAAGCGGTTGTAAAACCTGTGCCTACAGGATATAAAATATCAACATATAAAAAGTTAGGATTGGATTTATTCTTACGGATTAATGGTTTAAAATATTCTTTATTACCTTCGTTCATAGGTTTAGAAAAGAATTCTTTAATTTTCTGTATGTCTTTCATTTTTAAATTATATTTAATTTATTATTACTTTTGTAAATGATTATTAAGGACTCCTCCTATTATAGCAGCATCGATAGATAATTGTGTTATTGATTCTAAATCAAGTTTAGTTTTGCGTTTTGTGTAATCAATTCCTAAACATCCAATAAACTTATCCTCAATAGTTTTAATTGAAAATAAATATCCGGATTTGCAGTTAGATTCTTCGGCAACATATTTAAGGCCATAAGTCTCTATTGTAGGATCTTTATAATCTACAATTGAAATTATATCGTTATCTAATAATTCGTTTGTTGATTTGCTAAAAAGACTTACTGGGATATTTTGGAAGTTAGATTGTATAGATCCTACTCCAATGTTTACAGTTTCGTATACTACACTAAATTTTGCAATTGATTTTCCGGTTGGATAAAAATGACCTCCATTATGAAATTGAGTTACCCAAACACGGTCTGCATTAAAATCTTCTTTGATTTGGTCTAACTTATGCATAACTCGTTCACTAACTTCTAATGTTTCAGTTACCATATCTGGTTTATCCTTTTTCTTTTCGTAATAATGCTTAAGGACTAATACTAGTATTGGCCCCAATACCCCCGTTATAAATGCTACTAAAATTGTTGGTGTCATTTTTAATTATTTTCTTTTTTGTTTTTGTAAAAATTCTAAAGCTTCCTTTTTATATTTTAATAAATGTTGTTTTCCAGAACCTTCCCAATTTTCAATATCCCCGGATTCAGTGATAAATTCTTGTTTTTCATTAATTAATTCATTAAACCAAACTTCAAGATCTTTAGTTACACCATCAATATTTGAATTAACTACTTGATCTTCAAATTCTTGTAATTTACCTTGTTTTCTTAAATTTGATTCAAAATCTACTTGACAATTAAAGCAATGTCCATACATTACAAACCATCTTTTATCTAAATGGGGTTTCATAGTACGAGAACAAGAAGGGCAAAATAAAGGTAAAACGATACCTTCTTTTGCCTTATCTAATTTTGTAATATTTTGTTTTAAGCCATTTTTAATAACCCAAGTTCTTCCATCTTCTTCCCATTTATCTCCTTCACTGTGAAATTCTTTAGTTTTTGTATAACCGGTTCCCATAGTAGTACTTTCGCCATATTTACCTTGAACAAGGTTACGAAGACGTTGTACATCACGTTGTTTAAATTCTTTTTTTAAAACTGAATCTTGACTCATTTTTTTAATATATCTTTAATAATATTAGTTAATTTTGCTTCATTAACTGCTGACATTGGTTTTTCTACTTTAATTGAAACTTTCATTTTATATTTTATACCAATATCTTTAATTTTTTTAGATACTGTATCTGCTCCATCCCCATTCACATCTATTATAAGTGTGTCTTCTTTAAAAGGAGAAACAATTATTTTATGTTTTAATCCAGGGTAATTAGTTTGGAATACTCTTGTAGTAAAAAAGCCTTCTAAATCTGATTTGGTATCATTTATTTTTTCTCCACTAATTATTACTCTTCTAAAGGCCATATTTGCTTAATTTAGTTAATGTTGATGATGTTGAAGTATGAAGAATTCCAATACCACCGGCATTGTTCCAATCATTAATATTTGAAATTCTATCGTCTATAAGTATTGCATCTTTTCTAGCATAATTCTTTTTTGATTCAGCTGATGCTAAAATTAAAGGTGTTCCGGGAATATTATTACCAATCCATAATCTTTTTCCTAAACGAGAAGAGGGACTTTTTGAGGGAGCCGATAATATAGTTGGATTTTTATCTTTAATAGCATCCCATAATTCTTTTCCATCAGGCATCCATTTCATTTCAGTCCAAAACTTAAGTTTATTATCAATGTCTATAAAATTCCAAAATTTTTCTATACCATATTTACTTTTATATTGATCTGGGGATAAATTTTTTAGGTTTAAAGATTTAAAGTTTTCATCAAAATCAGTTAAAACACCATCCATATCACAATAAATTTTATATTGCGGTTGAGAAGGTTCTGTTGATTCCTCTTTAATTTGTTTATATAAATCTGTTAACCTATACATTTTTTATACTATCCTCCCAATTACGTAACATCATATTTCCTTTTTCGTAAGCTTCTTTTTCAATTTCAGGTAATGCTCCGTCTTCATTGGTATTTGTTGTGTTGATATTATTTAATCTACCCTCTAAATTTTGTTCGTGGTGTACCATTTCATGAGTAAATGAACGACATATATCTTTTGGGTGTCTATCTTTAGTATATAAAGTAATAGATTTATCATTTGGATTATAATAAGCAGTTTTACCTAAAAGATTAGAAGCATTTTCTTTATCATTTGAAATTATCTTAATTTTAGGTAATGGTTTGATATTCATTCCATTGTCTATCATATATTTGGATAAAGATACAAAAGATTCCTTAGGATTCCAAGTTTCTATTAAAGCTTCTTTAATAAATTGTCTTGATAATTTATTTAAACCAAAAAAATCATTTTCTAAAATGGCAGGTAAATTTAATTCCTTTGCTCTTTTGTCATACATTCCTTTAAGAATATCAACATCATTTTTATTAGTAATTTTAAGTAAATCTCTAATATACTCATCTACTACTTCAGCATAAGGACGTCTTGCTTTTTTAGCTTTTAAATATAAACCTTGAACATTTGCGTCTTTTTCTGAGGGTAAAAGAATATATCTTAAAGTATCAGGATATTTAATAACTAAACGTCTAAGAGGAAGATCTAAAATTTCTTTACCTGGTTTTACATTGATACCACCTTGAGTTAGATGTTCAATTTCATGGCGAATAACAGAAATTAAATCCATATAAATTTTTTCCCAACCTTGGGGGAGCATACTTTTTGGAATAGAATAGGTTATTTTTATTTCCCCTGAGGTTAACCTAGCAGATCCATTATATGAATATGTTTGAATACCTGCAAATACGGCTACACCTTTATATGAAAACTTTAAGTCCTCGTATTCTAAATCCCCATCAGGGCCAACTGCAAATTCTACTCTTCCGGTAGGTTCATTGTGTTCAAAATCATCTTTCCAACCTTTAAGAGTATAACTAGCTAATTGTCTTGAAATACTATCGTAACGACCTTCATTAATAATATTAGATTTTAATTTAGTAGAGGGATTTATTTCTTCTTGTAATTCAAATGATTCTTTCATTTTACGTAAACGCTCTGTTTTCTTTTTAGACATTTCTTTACGTTTTTCAATATAATCTAAAGCACGTTTTAATCTTGATCTTACTTCAGGGTCTTTTGATTTGTTATATGATGCTCTTACTCGTTGATGGATTAGATTAATTACTTGAGATTGACGAGCATGAGATTTAGCTTTAAATTGTTTTTTATTTAAAGTATCAACTATATCTTCTTTAGTTTTAAATTTAATACTAACTGTATCTTTAGGATCTTCATCGGTGTATAATCTACGGCCGGATTTTTCAGGTTTTTTACCTGTTCCTTTTTTAGGGTCAGGTTTATTTTTTCTACCTTCTTCTAAATCGGGGTTATTATCGTGTCCACACTTATGACAGATGTATAAATCATCTCCACCATCTGCTATAGGCCATTTCCAATCACAATTATCACAAATAACTTCTGTGTCTGTTACTATTTCATTAACTGTATTAGGTAAAATTGCTATTATATTGTTTTTAGAATTTGTAAATTTTGCCCCTGGTATGGCTTTAGAAATAAATGCTCTATATAAATTATCTCTTTGAGTACCAAAATCTTCCTCATCTGATTTTTTAGATGGGGAATATATTATAGCTTTAGCTTCAATTTCCTTTACGTAATGTTTAATTATAGCTGTTAGAGTAGACATTACTCTATATATTTCACCTTTATTAACTACTATTTTAGATGAAGAACCTTCAGCTCCTTTGGGTTTGGCTGAAAATTCAATATCTATAGCTTCAAGATTTATATTTCCACCTTCAGGATCTACAATTTCTACAGTTGTTAAATTTACCCTATATTTAGTTTCACTTTCTGTTGTAAATTCAATAAAAGTAACCCAACCGTTTTTATCAACTTCTTCCCACTTATAGGGAGATAGATTTGCTTCGCCTACTTCGGTTATTTTTTCTTCTTTAACAACAGGAGATACAATATCCCATACTTGTTCCTTTTCGGGAATGTCTGGGATTAAATGAAAAAATTGGTCTTTATTATTGTCTTTAACTGCATTACGAGCTGCTGTTCCACTAACACCACCTGATGTTTGGATAACACGTAATTGTAGGTTTGGATATTTTTCTAATGTTCTAGTTCTAGAAGAAATATCAGCAAAATCTTCAGGATTATTTTCACGAGCACCTATTATCCAAAGTATTTTTTCTTCAGGATGTTCTTTAGCATAACGTAAAATACTACCTATAGGTGCATTTACTGGTTCTATTACAGTTTTAATTGGAAGATATTTTTTATATAATTCCCAAATTTGAATAGATTCACCTTGAGAAATTCCATCACGTTCACCACCTCCAACATAAATTAAAATGTCATCAATTTCTGGGTTTTGTTCGGATGCTTTAGCAACAACATCAAAGTGACCTTTAGTAGGAGGTTTAAATCCTCCACCATATATAGCGGTTACTTTTTTATTATCCGCGTCCAAAAGATCTTCTAATAAGACTTTTGTTAATGAATTCATTATTATTTAAGCTTTTGAATTTTTTCTTTTGCTGAATTTTTCTTTTCTTCTATGTCTTTTTTAGCACTGCGATAAGCTTCCATAGCATCTTCCATTTCTTTAAGTTGCATGTCATATTCTTTTAAGGCTTCGGCAGCGTGGCGATTTGCTTCAGATTTGTTTTTGTAAACACCTTTAGTTTCATCCCTTTTAATTTCATCAAATACAGTAGCTTCATATACCATACCTTCTTTTTTAGAATCTTTACTTGGTTTTTTAACAACAAAAAACTTACCAACTTCATCTATTACAGATGTTGGTTCTTCTTTTGCATCATACTTTACTGTTGGTTTTTCTTTTTGTTCTACTTCGTTTAATAAGTCTAATAATTTCATTTGTTTATAAATTTAGTGATTTTTGTTTTTGCTTGTTCTATAGTATCAAATTCGGGTTGATTTGATAGTAATTGTTTTATATCTGCGTAGATTTGATTGACTTCTATTTTTGATTTTTCTTTTTCTTCGGGAGTTTTTTCTTTACCTATTTGTCCTAAAGGTTGAATATATGTTTTAAAAATATATTCTGCATCAAAATTTAAATTAGCATCTTCTAGGTTTAAATTTACTATTGTAAAATCATCATTAAATGCTTGTCTATATGTATTAACATTATTATTAACATCACGCCAGGATCTAATTACAATACTTGGTAATAAAGATCTATCTCTGTTTTTATTACGTTCTAATGAAGTTATAGGAGATACATAAGTCATTAACATAAACGTGTCATAACCTAAATTCTCTAATTCAGCTCTTTTCCTAAGTAGCATTTTAGATGAACCCCCTACACTATCAATTAATAAATTTTTAGAATTTTGAGAAGCATCTTGAAGTTTAGCGTCTGTATTTCTTCTTGCTTGGCCTATTAACTCACCTGATTTTTTTAATTCATCCGGAGACATTAAGGCTAATTTCATTCCAATACCTGAGGATTTAAGTAGTTCCTCATAGGAGTCATCTACATTAATAGTAGTAAAATTGGAAGGAACTAATTTTTGAGATATAAATGATTTACCGGAACCCGCAGGACCTGCCATAAATATGGCTTTTGGTTTTCCTTGGATTTCTTTTAAAAGAGACATCAGCCCAATCATTGATTAAGTTTATTATAAATATGACAAAACATCTAACGTTATTATTCTTCCTCGAATTTCATTGTAATAACGTGATGATCAGTTATATATTCTATATTTCCAGCACATTTATTATATTTAGGCCATTCAGGATTAGGTAATATTTCAAAATAACATCTGTCCTTTTCGATATAGATTAATCTACCTAAAAATGTTGGAAAAATGTTAGTTTTTAAAACACGTCCAATCAATTTATTTAAATTATCATTTACCTGGTAACGTGGGGTGAAACCATTTCTGTTTAAATTCATAACCTTAATTTATATGAATAAATGTACGAAAAAGTTTTTGCTCCTCCAAATTTTTTATATGATAATTTTAGTCTTGTTTTTTTACTTGGGTTTTGAATTCTGTAAATACAGGGGCCTCATTTGGATTTTCTAAATCAAATAGACGTTTTACTGTTTTAAAGATTTCAATATTTTCCTCTTGTGTGCGTACTGGTAAAACCATTTCCCACCCTTTACCTTGTATTTTATCTTTTGAACCTTTACGTTTAGATGATTTTAACCATAAAATACCAGTTTTATCAGGTTTAATACCAAAACATTCTTCATAACAATGAGCATAAACTGCTGCTTGTAATTCGTGTGTTGTTTGAATATGATTAGAGGTTTTATGGTCAATAATCCATAAGTCATTACCTATTTTACACACTAGATCTGTTGTTCCTGCTACTTTAAGAGTATCAGAATATAGATGGATTTCTTGGTCAATTAATTCAGGTTTTTGAGTTTCCCAAAAATCAACAAAGCGTAAAAACATTTGCCAAATATTAGGATCAAATTGTGGATTGCCAAATTGATTTAAAAAGTTCATTTCTTTACCTTCTAAATATTCTTCTATCATTTCATGAACTTTAGTTCCATCTTCTGCTGCTTTTCTAACAATATAATCAGCTGAACGACCCATATTTTTTAACCATTCCTCAAAATGTTTACCTTTTGGATATGAACCCAAAACGTGAGTAATTGAAGGATAATATTCACCATTTCGTCTATAATATCTTGAATCTGGAAGAGTGATTTGTTTGTGGTCTTCTGAAATTTCTAAAATTCTGTTATTAACATATTTAATGTTTCTTTTTTTCATAGGAAAAGTTTTTTCTCAAGTAATCCCGAGAATGTTAAGGGGTAGGTTTCTTGTATTAAATTAGTAAAACTAGCGAACCCCATTTCGCTTGGATCTTTATCATTCATATCTACGAGATAAACTTCTTTACCTTCATTCATTAAACGCTCACAAAAATTTAATGCTTGTTTTTGAGCGTCTTTATCTAAAGCTATATAAATTTTTTCTACAGAAGACATTACAATTTTTTTCATTAAATTTGACTGTATATTTTTGCCTAGTAGTGGTATTACATTTCTTTTAATGGAGATGGCATCAAATGGTCCTTCACACAATATAAGCGGTAATTCCCAATTTATAAACAACTCAAATGGTATAATGTCACGAGATGCTGTTGGGTTTTTATATTTTATTGTGGATTGTTTTCCAAATGAACGACCTGTAAAGTAATTTATATTACCTTTAGCATCATAGGAGGGGATAATAATCATATTAGCATAACGTCCTTGTTCACAATAACCAATTCCATATTTTAAAATATCCTCTTCGGTAATACCTCGAGATTTAATATATGATAAAGCATGTCTTGCTGTAATATCTGAGGGGTGAATATTGTTTAAAAGTTTAAATTCTTTTGGAAGTTCTAATTTAGTTTCAACTTGTATGTGTGATTCCGGTCCTGTGTATTTTACAATAGCTTTTAACTCAGCCATTTTTTCAGGTGATGTTTCTACTGCTTTAAATAATTGGTATAATTTTTTACCTTTTTTATCACAAACCCAACAATGCCATTGATTTTCTCCTTTAATATTTTCAGTAAAGTTAATCTCTAATTTAGGTTTATGGTGATTGCATAGAGGACAATGATATGCATAATTTCCTCGAGATGTTGACTTACTAGTACCAAGCACAGAATTAGTTAGTGCTACTAGGGTTTGGTTTATCATAGTATTAATATACTAATCTTCTTTAGATAAACCAAAGTCACGTGTAAAAAATTTACCAAGGATTGAATCGTTATACCATCCCTCTGGGTTTTCTAATACACCATATTTAAATAAATACTTACACTCGTAATATGTTAATAATTTTTTATTATTAACTAATTGTATAATTTCGCGAGTAAACTCATCGTGTTTACCTTCCTTTAATATTTCAAGAATAGGTTTACATGAACCATAATAGGTCTTCCAATCACTTTCTTTTTGTACTACTTGGGTAGTGGATTTACGACCTCTACCTGTTTGTTCCGCCAATTCTTTCTTCGTTAATTTGCGTTTTACATTGTGATATAGCGATTTTTTTCCAATATACGATATCCCACGTGATTTGTGAGTTGTAATGTATATAAAACCATATGTTTCTAAGGGAAAATTCTCTATGGAAATTATTTCTTTATTGTTGTATAACCAATTTGACATAAATTTATATAAATAAATATTAGTTAAGCTTGTGTTCCAATACTACCACTCCATTTGTATAAACCTGCAGGTGATGTTGTTGATTTTTGTGAGTACTCAACTAATTGCCATGTTGTACGGTTAGAGGCACCTGTTGCCCCCGCTGAGGCAGATACACAAATAAGATGAGCATAAAAATGATCAAAATCAGATGATACAGCTGCACCAATTTGATATATTGATCTATGTGCAGATGGATTAGCTGTTAATCCAGCAACAATTATACGAGTATTAGTTGTTGTTGAGCCTGAAGAATATATTGTCATTAGACCAAAACTGGGTGAAGCATTAGAAGCGTATGTGGGGAATATTTGTACGTGATCTCCAAGTTGAGCTGAGCTAGTATTTAAAAATACTTGTGCTTGTGCGCTTCCTGTATAATTCCATATAATTCCAATATCTCTTCCATCAGGTACATATAAAATTGCATTTCCCTCAGAAGTGGAAATCCATTGAGTAGTGGAAAGTGGAACTGATGCTGTTTGTGCATGGGAAGCAGTTGTTGCAAAACTTGAACTTACAGCATTTAAAACATAAGATGCTGTTGTTGCAGTACCTAAAAGAGATCCTGTGAATGATGTTGCCCCAACTGTTCCTACTATTGTTAAATAATTTGTAGAAGGATTATAATTGATATCCGAATCTGTATAAAGTAATTCTGAGGTTGGGGAACCATTGTTTGCATCTACAAATGTTAGATAATGTGTAGCATCAGTTGAGATTCCAGTTGTTTGAATTTGTGTTGCTGTTGCAGAAAATGTGGATGTACCTGATAAAGATCCTGTAATACCGGAAGTGGAAAGAATAGAGGATGCTGAAATATTTGATGCGGATAGTACTGTTGAGATTAATAGACCTGAAGTAGCGGTTAGGGATGGGTTTGTAAATAATTGTTCAGAAGCTGCTGTAGCATTGTTTGTATCTACAAATGTTAAAAAATATGGGGTAGCATTAGCAATACTAATTGTGCTAGCGGATAAGGATGTAGTTGAGGATGCTGCGTGAGTAGCATTTGCAGCTTGTGATGCAGTACCTGATAGAGATCCTGAAAAACTAGAAGCTGATATTGAATCTAAAGAAGGATTATATGATGGAGCTCCGGAGTCTGTATCAAAACTTAATTGTTGTTCTCCTGCTGTACTTGAGCTTGCAAATATTAAAGGAAGATAAAGATTAGTTGATGTGTTATTTGTTATTAAAACTTTAGAGGAAGTTAAAGAAGATGTTGAGAATTGTGCAACGATTGCATTCGTTGCATTTCCATATAAGGATCCAGTAAATCCCTCTATAGAAAAAGTAGATCCTGTTACTATTAAATCTGATCCTAAATTTGAACCTGTTATAATAAGAGAGCCAGTTATTATTGCGGGGGTACTTCCAGTATAAGGAAATATAGAACCACCACCACCACCCGAAGCACTTATAGTTACAGATCCTGTACCTATTGCCGGGGATATAGTTATATTAGGGCCTGCTATTATTTGAGTTACTCCTCCTCCTCCTCCTCCACCTCCACCATTTAG